ATCGGTCAGGGTGTAACCGGTGGGCAGGATCACGGCGGCGGGGTTGAAATTGCCGGAACGATACGCCACGCCGGTTGCGTCAGCGGTGGAAGCGTCGGCGTCGTCCGCAAGGATGCAGCTGATCGTCAGCTCGTCCGCGTTGCAGACGTTATACTCCGCCACCACGTTATTCGTGCCGGCGGCGGGGGCGGTACCGAACGTGATCACACCGGTGCTCGCCTCGTAGGTGTAATCGGTGCCTGCCGTCTGGGCAGTGGTCCCCACCTTCACGGAGGTCAGCGTCGCGGGCTTGTCGCTCACGGTAAAGGTCTTACCGGAACCGTCGCCGTTGAACTTCTGATCTTTTGCGGTGATCACGCCGTAAGGCACGTATTTTCCGCTGGCATTCCTGCCCAGCAGAGCGCCGCGGTTGAGCTTACCGCTGCCGCTGGCGATCTTGATGCCCATCGTTTCCGCAGCGGGCGAGAGCTTGGCGATCAGGTTATCCTGACCGATCTCGCCCAACTTGTTCACAAGATTGGTGTTCATTTCTTGCCTTCCTTCCTCTCTTTGTATTTGGCGTAGTCCGCTTTGGCGGCGGCTTCTACGTCGACTTCGCTGCCGTCGTCGGTCTTCGCGGCCGCGGCGGGCACGTCGTTCGCCTGCGCGGCGTCCTCCTGCATGGCGGCGGCAAACGCCGTCCCCTGCTGCGCGGCGGCCTGCGCCTGCGCGTAGGCAAGCTCCTGCGCCGTCATCGGATGGTCGCCGTACTTGGCGGCCTGCACGGCTTCGTCGCCGTACAGTGCGGAAATGGCATCGATCTCCCGCAGACGGTTCCGCTCCGCCTCAACGGCGGCGTTAGTATCAGCCGTGAGACCAGCGCGAACGTCCGCTTCGACCTGTGCCGCGAGCTCCGGATTCTCGGTCCGCAGCTCATTCAGATTGGTGGCCATGGTCTGGTTACCTCCTTCTTCGCCGGTCCCAGCCGGCATGTTTTGATTTTCTATATCCTCCGGCGTTTCGCCGGTTGATACCTGCATATAAGCGGTCAGCTCTTCTTTGGTGACCGTCGGTCCGGGTGCATCTGCCTCCGTGTCATCCTCATAGGCAGGGACAAGATCGCGGAGCTGCTCTGCGATCTTGGCGGGTATGCCGCCTTTTACCTTCGCCGCGTCTTCCGCGTCTTCCGCGTCCTCTGTCGGCACGCTCTCCGGCAGCACCATCCCCGGCGCCAGATGCATCCGCACACCGTTCACCAGCAGGCTGCGCCCGTCAGCGCTGGCGGCCACCTTCGCCCCTTCGCCTTCGGAAAGCACGTCGGCAAAACCCTTGTCGACGATCTGCTGCCCGGTCAGGTAGGTGGTGTCGCTCATCATGTGGCTCAGTACAGTGTCGCTCAATCCGCTCTTGCGGTGATAGATGTTGATCTGCGCCTGATCCCACGCGTCTCTCGCACGCGCTTCAGCCCGCAGTTCGTCGGCGTTGTACCCGCCGAACAGGAAACCCCAGCACTTATGCACCATGAACAGAGACGAGCCGAAGACCTCCACCTCGTCGCAGGCGCAGGCGATCAGACTGCCGCCACTGGCAGCCACGCCGTCGATCACGCACCGGATCGCCATGCCCTCCGCGCTCATTTCACGCAGACGGTTGTGGATGGCGATGGCAACGCCCGCGTCGCCGCCGAGGCTGTTGATCCGCAGCCGCAGCTTTTTCGCGCCGGCGGTTTTCAGCGATTTCAATTCGCTCAGCACGTCGTCCTGAATGATCCAGCTCCCCTTGATGGGATCGCCCCACCAGTCCATAGGCTGGCTTTCCACGATCTCGCCGTACAGTTCCAGCTCGGCCTCGGTACCGGCCATCTGCACCCGGAACCCGGCGTACTGTTTCGCGTAGGTATTACTGATCGGTAATATTTTCATTGTCGTGTTCCTCCGTATCCGGCTCTTCGTCAAAATCTTCCTTGCGGAATCCCTCGTCGGTCATCAATCCGCTTTCGGTATTCTCAAACATGGCTGATCCTCCCGTTTACGCGTCGCCGCGCTCTTTCTCCGGCGATTCTTCATCGTCGGATTGGTCCGTCCCGTTCCCCGCCGCCGGTTCCGGGAAAAGCTGCCGCAGGCGCTCCTGCTCCTGGGCGAGCTGGTTCATGTTCTCGTTCCAGTCCCCGCCGTAGGATTCGCGGGTGATCTGCGTGTTGGTCTTCCAGCCGTTCCGCGCCAGTATCTCGTTGGCGTTGGCCTCCTTCACGGGGTCAAGGTGCGTCTGGCTCGGGCCGTCCCAGCGGGAATGGCTCCACGCCGCACGGATCAGCGGATCCCGGAAGAAGCCCGGCGCCTTGATCCTTCCGATGGCGACCGCCTCGGCCAGCCAGATCTCATAGATGGGCTGGCAGAAGTCCGTCTCGAACCAACTCCGGTACATCTTCATGACTTCCCATGCTTCCTCCAGCGCCCCGCGTGATGCGGAATAGCTGGCGTTGAATTCCTTCAGCAGCACGTCTCTGGGGATCTCCAGCGCCGCGCCCAGCTGCATGGCAAGGTTTTTGATGAAGATGTCGAAGCCTTCCGTCGGCACCTGCGGATTGCCCAGCACGACCTTTTCGCCGGGGTTCAGCGTGTTCACCGTGCCGGGACCGATCGAGTATTCGTTCGGGTCGTGCCATTCCCGGCGCTCGTCGGTATCGTCAGCCTCATACTCTCCCGGCCGGGCCTCGTTGAACGGATATTCCGTAGCGGGCAGCTCCGTCTCGATCCACGCGGTCAGAAAACTCTGGATCAGCGCGGCCATCAGCTGCGATTCCGTGAACCGCTTCTGATTTTGGAGCAGCTCGATCACCGGGGCCAACACGGTCACACCGCGGTACTGTTCGCACCGTTCGGCGCTCATGACGTGCAGAATGTTCGGCAGGCCGGTCCTTGCACCGACAGCCTCCACCCGGGTCCATTCCACCTTTTTCGTGGTGATCTCCTCCGGGTAACAGCTGCAGATGTGGTAGGCGACCACCTTTCCGCGCTTGTTCACCTCAACGCCGTCGTAGATATCGTTGCCGTTGGCGGCCTTCCCGGTCGTTCCGGCGATATAGCGCACACCGGCGGCGCAGGGCGTGCTCACCCTGTCGGCCTCGATCATGTGCAGGCGCAGCGTGTACGGGTTCAGCGGCGTCGCGTCGTCCCGCTGGATCAGACAGAAGACGTCGCCACTCATGAACCACTGGAGGATCGCCAGTTGCTCCATCTGGTACAGGTTGTTGATCCCCAGCGCGTCGCAGTTGTCTTTCTTCTCGGCCCACAGCCGGAATTCCGCTTCCGTCCGCTTGTTCCACTCCTGCGCCGCCTCGGCGGTCATGCCCAGCAGCTCGTACTGGATGGCGGCCCTCATCTTGAGGCCGCTCCCGACCACCTTTGTCCGGTAGGTGTTGATCGGCGCGGCGGCCAACGGAGAGCTCATAAAGAGCAGACGCCCCCGCTGGCGCAGCGTCCCGTTGTTCTCGTCGATATCCTCCTGCGGCGAGCTGGAAGTGCCTGTCCAGCCCTTCAGCGCCCGCTTGGTATGCGAAGCGCCGCTGTCGCTGTAGCCACTCGCGTACACCGATCCTCTCCCGCCTCCCGCCTTAACGTGGCTTTCGTCCGCGTCGGAATCGGCTTCCTTCTGTTTGATTTTCTTGCCGTCCCGGTCGAACTTCTCGCCGTTGATGAATTCCAGCTCGGTCTGCCTGGCGTTTGCCTCCCAGCGTTTTTCGAGCCAATTCTGCATGAAGCCCATCTGTTCCGCTCCTTCCGTGTGGAATAAAAAAAGCTATCGTGCGTCTTTTCCAGAAAAACGAACGATAGCGAAGAGACCATTTTGCCGATGTCGGCAAAATGCAGATCTGTCATGATCATTTTCGTGAGGTCACGAAAATGATCCCAGAAAAGCGCCCGCCGGAAACACTCGCAACAAAACCGGCGGGCCAATGTGAGGTGCCCTTTACCTTAAAGGGGTCGAAATCGACCAATTTAAGAAACAAAGCAGCCGAGTGAAAGGTAGTCAAAAGCCTCGGCTGCCGCGCGTGACGCCGGGAGGACTTCAACCTCCAACCTGCGGAGCAGCGGCGTTTCTTCCGCCTCCACCGCTCTGCCATTGAGCTACAGCGCCATATAAAAGTCCCTCCGTGGTCCGCG